CCAACACCGCCGCCACCGCCACCAATCGACCCGCCACCGCCGCCACCGCCGCCGCCACCGGCTGACGGCGTAGTCACGCTCGGAATAGATATTGACGGTGCGTTCATGTTTGGCGGCGCATAACGCAACGCTGGTGGCAACGTTGAAGTGCTGGTAGATGGCGGTGTGTAGGTCGGCAAACTTGGAAAACTAATTTTGTCGATTAAACCCAATTTTCCAGCCAACGCAACAACGTCATATAACGGCCCTAACACCAAACGCAAAACCGCACCAAAACGACCCCAACTTTCGGACAACGCGTTAGTTTTTTGTTCCAAATAAACCATTGCGGCGATAGTGCCACCGATGAGAATTGTTAATGCACCGATCGGGTTTGCTGCCAAAGTCGCATTAAAAATTGCGTTTGCTAACGTCACCGTTTTAACAATGCCGTTGTACAACAACAATGTTGCCGACAACGCGCCGACCGCGCCAACAATTTTCAATACAAGGCCCGTGTTGGCCTCAAACCAGTACGCCATGTTTTGTATGACTGGCAACAACTTTTCTATGGTCGGTAACAACGCCGCACCAATGCTTTCTTTTGCCTCATCTAAACTTATTTTTAAGCCACGCATTTTGCCTGCTGCCGTGTTAGCCGCGTCGGTTGCTGCACCGCCAGTTGTCACCGCCAACGTCGCCATAACATCGTTAAACGACGCACCCGACTTAATTACTTCCATAAGCGACGGGTCTAACGCCTTAAGACCTTTCATGTTGCCGTTATAGGCTTTTGATACTGCGTCAACGACAACCGACAATTCGTTGCCTGTGCTAATGGCAATGTCTTGACTTTGCGTCAACAACTGTTGCGACAACTCAAGCGAACCCGTTGCCGTAACCAAACTCGACAACGCTGGCCGTAATTGATCATCAGCCGTTGCGGTCGCTCGACTTAATGTTGATATAAATTCCTCGTTTGACGCAATCATTTCATCGGTCGCAAGCGCCGATCGTTTTAATACGCCTGCTAACTGATCTTGTGCTTCCGCGTCCTCAATCGCCGCTTTAGCCGCAAAACCCAAACCAGCCGCAATACCGGCAATCGCCGCCGCTGCTGGCACGGCCGCTTTCTGTAAGGCAAAATTTGCTTTCTCGCCAGCCGTCTCAAGTGACTTAAATTCTTTGACGGCTTTTTCAATGCCTTTGCCGTCAAACTCGCTGACAATGGGTATGGATAATGCCATTACAAACCAGCCTGCACCGTACGCATAGTTTTAGCAATCATTTTTTCCATCTCGGCTTCTATACCGCGACGTGCTTTATATACGGCTGGGCCAATCAGTCGAGTGCGACCGGGACTAACTGGCATACCCTCAAACAACAAACTTGTATTCAACTTGTTTGCGTTTGCGCGACCTGCAGTCTCAAAAATTGCTGCCGCTGGGTCGCGTTGCTCAATCAGTATCACACCGACCGCGTTGCGTCGAGTGTCAAACCTAAACCGCACACCATTTTTTGCTTTGGTAACCGTAAACGGAAAATTTAATCTGTTGCGGTCTTTTTCACGCCATTTATATTGCATACCTGACAATGGCACTTCGGTATAAACGTTTTTGGCGGCTTGTATTGCTGGGTTTGCGATTGCGGCTGCGTCGTCCTTGAAATCTTTTTGTAGTTCGGGGTCAATTTTACGCAACTGGTTTATTGTGTCCTTAATGCCCACAATTTCTATGGTTGTTGACGATGACATTGCGCTACCTCTTTACCTTGTTCAATAGCGTAATCGTGGTATGCAGGTCACGCGTGTCAAACTCGATATGCGTTGGCCAGTACCCTGTGACTACCAGCAATTCTGCTAGTTGCCGTCGGTAACTGCCAACGCCGTAGGGTTTGGGTTTTCAATGTTGACAAACTCGACAATATCCAAATTTTTGTGTTGGTCATGCCATTCTTTTGCTGTTGGCGGTAACTGATCGCCACGCAATTTGTAACAGTAATAAGCAAGTTGCACCTGTTCGGTAAAGCCGAACGGTTTGCCATCGTTTAAGCGACGGTTTTCGTTTTGTTCCCATTGGCAAGCAACCCACAAATTTGCAATCATCGTTGTTTGTTGACCGTTGCCGTCTAAATCGACAACAAGTTTTATTCGCATAAGCCCCTCTCGGTTAGGTTAATAAATTGTTATCAGGTTACGTCAACCGAGTATGTGCCGCCCTGCAGTTCTACGTCATATACGGAAAGAGCCCCGAGGTTGGCATTGATGACTGGCAACGAACCCAAGAACGTGTTGGTTAACTCAAAACCGGGGTTGGTGGCCGAATTTGCGCCCGATGCTGGCGTGACTTTGATATAACATTTTGTGCCGACCAGAGCTGACAATATTGCGTAACTTTCTGACGATGCGTACGACGCATACAAAGTCAATGTTGCGCTGTTTGATTGCAGGCCTGCGGTGTTGGTGCGTGCAGTCGAGCCGAACGCGGTGTCCTCAAGTGCTTCAACGTTGTAGTTGACGGTGACTGCCGATACTTGGTCGGTGATGTCGGTTGTTGATGCGCTTGACGACCCTATAAGAACGACTGGGTTGCTGAGGTAAGTGGAAGTAGCCATTTGTTAATCCTTTACTGTTGTATCTATAGTTTTACCATAACGGTTGAGTGTTTGTGTGCATTACGCCGTTTGCGCTTGCACGCCAACCGATAAGTCGTAGCACGGGTATTCTTGACCGCCAATATCGAGTGTGCCGGGGCGACCCGACATCACGATTATTGCCGACCCCAATACGGTTGCCGCGATCTGCAAAATTTCACGCAACACGGGCAACCCTGCTGGCCCACTACCAACAACTTTGATCGGATAGTCCATGCGTACAATGTTGCCGTTGCCAGCGATCGTCGTAAAACTTGGCGCTTGAATAAACACGCAATTTGGCACAAGTTTTGTTGGGTCGGTCACGACACGTAGCCCTGATACGGCTGTCAACGTTGCGCTAAGATCGTCTAGCGTCTCGTTGAATAGATCGGTGTATGGTGCGGGCATCAGGCAACCGCAGGTCGGTCAATACCTAACAACTGTTTAACAATTGGTGTCAAGGATTGTTGCGGTGCTGCACCCATATTGTCAAACGACGCAAACACGTTTTCAAGCGAGCCACGCGAACGCCACAACGCCGCCGCATACATCAAAGTTCCAAGCGTGACATCACCGCTAGGCGACGTGCTAAGGCTGTCGTTGTAGCCTGCCTCGGCTCGACGGCGACTGCAAAACTGGTTGCCAGCGCTCACCGCTTGCGTGATTAGCGTGTAATCATCTGACGGGTTAGTTATTGAGACACCCAAATAAGTAATTAAGTTTGCGGCCGTGATCCATGTGCAAGTTGGTGTAAAAGCAACTGTGCCGGTGTAGATCGCTACGAATTCGACTGCGCTGCCTGTGCAAGCGTAGAGTAGTTGATTAGCGATCGGTTGTGTTTCGTCAAATGTCCATTCGCCCGTAACGCCGTCTATACCCGTGTATTTGTATTGCGGGCAATTCAGTACTGTAAACGTGCCGTTGAATGGTGCGCTTAAATTGCCAACAGTAATGCTGTCGCCAACCTGTATGTCGGTTGGTTCAAGCGTGGATATGCAGGCGTAGTTGTTTAGTAATTGTTTTGACGCTGTTAGATATGTTGCCATAAGCGGTTTTGCCGCCTACGACTAAGCCAGCGCTAGTTTTTGCAAGAACGCTGATTTTGCAACGAACGTAGCGAAATAGCCGTAATAACTAAACGTGCGGCTAAGTGTCGACGGTACTTCTACCGAAACGATACCTTTTTGCTGTTCGTATACTTCATAACCCGGCGCGTAGGCGACGATCATGGTGTTTGACGCAAAGTTGTTGTCAACGATCAATGTTAAGCCAAGTGGATTGAGCGATGAGTATGACAGGTCTGCGCCTGCTGTACCTATCGAGTTTTGGCTGATGATGTTGTTGCCGTTAATTGCTGGGAACAATGGTCGTTTTGAGTTATCTAATTGACGGCCTAGCAATTCCCAAACGTTCGGCGACACAAACAGATGTGTCGGGAAATAGTTTGAGATGCTTGCGATGTTTACCGCGCAACCATAGAGCGCTGTCATCAACGATGACGGGTCGGTTTGGCTGACTGTCCATGTCACACCTGAAACTGTGCCGCCTGAAACCATGTTGTCGGCTGCAATGTTGTCAGTTGCAATTAGATATTCGCCAGCCAAGT